TCAGATTATATTTGCCAGAAGCAGATGCTGACATGAGTCCACCAAGAGAAGCTGTCCCACCTTTCTAAGTGTGGGTAAAAAAAGAGGGGCATTTAGCCCCTTTTTTTATGGTTCTTGTTTTGTGAAAGCGTAAACTATGAGGAGACATAGTGTAAGCCCAACTAGGAAATTAAGATCCATTACATCTCCTCCAATTCTTTGATCAGTCGGTTTAAATACCAGACAGCTTTTTGCAGATCCTCAATGTTTTTACCTTTGTGATCCTCTCTCCAAATGTATTTTATAGCCGCAGCTTTTAAATACCCTTTGAACTCTTCCCTGGTTAATGCAGACTTAATTGCTTCAATACACTCAACCGATCCTTTTCTATAATGCGGAGGTCTGTTTACATTATCTGTCATTCTTCTTGTCCTCCATTATATTGTTGTGCATATTTAACCAGTCTATGTCGACTTCATCTTTGCGATTATCAAAATAATATAGAATAGAAGCGTAGGTATGTCGCCAGGCTCTATCTATAATGTTGTGCAGTTTTCTCCAAAACCTCATATTATTCCTCTCTATAAAAATTACCAGTATCTAGATCAACAACATTAGGACTGTTGTAAATCGTTGCTGGTTTACCGTTTAATACTCTGTTGTATTCTTCTAAGTGATCACTTAAGAAGTTCCAACCTATTTCCATGTCTCCATGATTCATTTTAAACACTTTGTTAGCAAAAGGTGTTTTCTTTTCTTGTGCTACAAATACAAAGTCATGCACCTGGAAACCTGCTTGTTCAAAGCCACGTTTATACCATGCTGCTTGTAAATCATAAGAATATCGTCTAACAGAATTAGTAAAACCTCTGACAGAACAATCGCTAGTAGTTTTATAATCTACAAGCACAATGGAGTTTTCTGCCTGTGGCATATCAAAAGGATTTAATACAACGTCTGCTCTAGTCTTACAAAGCAAACCTTGTTCATACCAATACAATGATACTTCGTAGGGTGAATCTAAAACTTGGGGATAGTCTTTATCTGGATTTAGATAAGCACTAGCCTCCTGTACCAAGCTACTTCTCATGCTATATATGGTATCTTTGTCTTTTTCAGTAATAACAGTTAGCCCTTTATCAATACTTTCTTGCTTCAAAGCTTTATTACTATTGGTATACGGAGATCCTGTTATAGTTACAACATCTTTAAAAAAAGCACCCTCACCCTCTACAATAAGAGAATGAGCAGCAGATCCAAAGTTCATAGCAGGTGTTGGCTCTATAACTTCTCTCATAGCATGAAGCTGACTTTGACTGAATCTTCGTATATTAGATGAGGATATTCCAGGACCGTTATGATAAGCCTGGTTACTCAAATTAGGAAAATAGAAAGCATCTCCAATCTGTTTGTGAGGATAATCCTCTAACATATCTGGTACTTTGATAGCAACACCACATTGCCAGACGGCATAATTGATTCGGTCTTGCTCTATTTTTTTCTCTAAGTCTTCCTTAGATGGATTTGTGATACTGATAATCTCGTCCATAACCTCCGATACATTATCAGATATATCTTTGTTTAATTTAGCCATATACTTCTCCTTAATATGTATGTTTGTATCTTAATTGATTTTATGTATAATGTCTACAACGAGTAACAATTAATTACACAAAAAGAAACTAAGAGAGGTAATATAATGAGTAAATCAAACAATCTTTACATGATGATGCGTTTATCTTATGAACAGGCTGTAGATGATTACAACAAAAAAAAGGTAGATTCAGTTCTAAATGCTTACAAGAAATACCATAGACTAAATGTGGGTATGGAGTCACATGATCCCCAGGGTGATCTTATAAACTTCTATGATGAAGATAACAGCAGAGAGTCTGCCTTGTGAAAGTCCTAAGTCTATTTGATGGTATGTCTTGTGGTCGTATTGCATTGGATCAACTTGGCATACCTGTAGACAAATATTATGCAAGTGAGATAGATAAGTATGCTATTCAGGTGGCACAAGCAAACTATCCTGATACCATTCATGTTGGCGATATATGTAATTTAGATCCAGAAGATTACAAAGACATAGATCTAATACTTGCCGGTTCACCATGCCAGGGATTTAGCTTTGCTGGTAAACAGCTTGCTTTTGATGATCCAAGATCAGCATTGTTCTTTGAGTTCATACGATTACTCAAAGCAATTAAACCAAAGTATTTTCTATTAGAGAATGTAAGAATGAAAAAAGAGTTCTTACAAGTTATATCTGAGCAAGTATCAGAGTGTTATCCAGAGATACCGTTTGGTATTGAGCCAATATTTATCAATAGTTCTCTTGTATCTGCTCAATCTAGGCAAAGATATTATTGGACTAACATTCCAGGAATACAACAACCAGAGGATAAAGGCATAGTTTTAAGGGATATTCTTGAAGATAATTACGAAAGCGAGAGAGATAAAAGCTATTGTATTGATGCTAATTACTCTAAAACAGGTGCAAAACCCTACCATTACAAGGATAAATACCGTAGGCAGTTAGTAAATAAGCCAATACAGATAGGAACGGCAACAGATATAAAAGGACATGATCAGATCAAACGAGTATATAGTCCAGATGGTAAGTCTCCTACAGTAACAACCTGTGGTGGTGGTCACAGAGAGCCTAAAGTAGTAACTGGCGGTGCTTTTCGTGGTAGAGCCTACGACAACGAGGGTAAAAGAAAAGATAGAGACGGTAGTTCAGTAGCAAACCAAACAACACAGATGCTTGAATTACGTAAGGATAACAAGTCAAACGCTATAACTACGGTGTTTAAGGATAGTATTGTTACGGTGCAGTCTTACAACAGAAAAGACGGATTAGGTAAAGAATTAGATAAAGCACACACATTAAATGCTTCTGATTGGCGAGGATTAAACAGAAATCAAAACCAAAATGCAGTAGTAACTGATGATAGTGGTGACTTACATTGGCGTAAACTAACGCCTTTAGAGTGCGAAAGACTGCAAACAGTTCCAGATAACTATACTGATCACGTATCAAACACACAAAGATATAAGATGTTGGGTAATGGTTGGACTGTAGAGGTTATCAAACACATATTTAAAAACATGGATTATGAGCGTAACAAAACTAGATAAAGTAAGGTGCTGTATCTGTAATGGATACATAAAACCGTTAAAAGACAGTAGAGGCAAGGTTGTCTGGGATCAGGGCAACAATGCATATCCTGTAAAGAAAGGACGTTGCTGTGATGACTGTAATTGGAACCAGGTTATACCAGCAAGACTCAAACAATAGCTTTTTAGAAAAATATCGTGTTATCATGCGATATGCCTAAGATAGTAGAGATCAAAGACAAAATGGGGAAACCTACCCTACAAGAGGTTGTCAAACGATTAGATGCTATGTTTGATAATATGGTTTACAGGGGCGAAGATAGGTTGAATATTGCCCTAGCTACCATAAGTTTTTGCCTGGCACAGCTTAGTTTGGACTTCCAGGACAAAGAAGTTGCTAAGTTAGTTGATGAGGTTTTAGCACAATATATTGACAAAACAGTCCCAAAATAGATTATTGTCAATTATTGTCAAAGTGTCATGACAGCTAAAAACGTGATAAGAATGGGCTTTTGACGATTATTGTATTTTTTTCATTTTTGTCATTAGAGAGTGAAGAAAACTTACTAAATAATTTATAAAATACTTGACTAGATCTATACTTCTCAAGTATCCTCTCAATACACTTTAGGGTAAAGTGGGGGTAAGTATTATTAAGCTTACGCCAAACTCTAATATGCAATACATACATGGGAAATAGAAAAAATAAACTAGAGTATGAACCTATCATATCTGCGGAAGAAGAAGCTCCCATTGAATATTGCAACCTCGATAACTCCCTCAACAGACGACAACGAAACTTTATTTGGATAGCAGTTAATAATCCTAGGCTATCTTTAGTAGAGTGTGCCTACAAAGCCGGATACACATCTCCCAGGCAAGCTGCAAACAAACTTATGAACAAGCCTCTTATTCGTAAGGAGTATAACTATTTGATGAATGAGGCTAAGAAGAAGTATGAACTCAACTATGATCGGGCTGTCCAGGATCTTTATGATATTCGGGACAAGGCTATGGAGGCTGGATCATTTAATGCTGCAATATCTGCCCAGAACTCGTTGCTCAAAGTCGGGGGTTTAATTGTAGATCGTAAAGAGGTAATGTTCGGGAAGGTAGATCAAATGAGTCGGGAGGAAGTCGAAGCCAGGTTATCTCAGCTTATGGGTAACGTAGTCCTGGAAGATAATAGTGAGCCGGATCCAGATCTTAGCCTGGTAGATCAGCAGGAAGAAGAAGTCGAAGAAGTTATTGAGGCAAAAGAAGATGACGAACACGATTAAGTGTGTCATTTATACTGACGAGACTGTGGTTGATAAGACGTTGCCAGAACTAATTAAGATATTTAAAGAAGCCTATGACGAAGGTAAGGTCAATCATTATGAAACTATATCTGCTGGTAAGAAAGATAAAAAGGCATAAAAAGATTAGTGGAGAGGGATTGAGAAGTAATACCTAAATCAGACTATGCCTTAGCCCGAATATATCAAATTAAGTTGTAATGTTCAAGAACTTATCTAAGGATTTAAATAGCTGTCTTTGGGTCTTAAACCAAGCTGTATGAGTAAGTTTGTTGTCTGAATAGACTAGATACCCCACTTTGAAGCCAACTTGCTCGATATTTGGGTATCGTAGCAAGTCGAACTCCTCAGGGTCGAATGATACTATTTTGATGTAGTATTTATTCATTCAGGTTGTGAGACTATGTATGCAATGACATAGCACACTATGGTTATGATGAACATGGTATCAACACTCATCTCCACATCTCTTTATAACATTGTTTTGAAATTTCTGTTTCTCCAACACTAAAAGCATAGATACTGTCGTTCATGACTTCTGTCTTTATTTCGTTGTTTGCAATAGCAGTAAGTAAAACAATTTCATCATTTCCGTCAAAAGTATCAAGCCAATCTTTTACTTCATTATTAGTTATTTCAATGTTCATTAAGTAAGTCTCCCACACGGATTTGAATGACTCCTGTATCTTCATCAGCAAAGTCGTCATATTCCTCATCATATTCGGAAACAAAGTCTACTCCGAACTCGGTTTGCAAAGGATCTAAAATATCATCAGCGTTGTTGCCACCGTATCTGAATAGGTCAATGACGTTCTTTTGCTTATCTAAAGCGTAATGGATACAACTACCGTCACAGCAAAAGTATTGCATTTTTCTGTCGTTATGGACGGTAAATCCAATCTCTTTAAGATATTCACTATCTTTGATTTTCTGTAATGGTATCGGCTCGGTTGGTCGGTAATATGTTGACATGGTTATAAACTCCCTCTAAATAAATAAAATAATGCTTTTAAACGCCACTCGGATAAGTGGCGTAAGTGTTTTGGTATCTTACGATAATCTATATTGCTCATGCTCTAACCTCGTATGAATTAGGTGTTATTGTTATATCAATATCGCCACCGTTTGCAATCCTAAGTAACTGGTCATCAGTAAAATACATATTATCAGCAAAGTCATCACGACTAACTTGATAAGTATCTTCCCATACATTGTCGTTATACTTGGGGTTGTAACCACTAGCATAAACAACTGTGTTTGGTTTATCTCTGCCTAGTTCTTGATTGGGGTTATTTGAATAACAATTCATTAAATAAATGCCGTCATCTTTTACAAGATAAAAGCATTTTTCTGCCGTATATTTATCACGATAAGCAATTTTAAAATTACTTGCTTTGATAGTATCCCTAGCCAATTTGACTAGGGATTTATTAGATCTAAATTTTAATTTATGTTTGTTCACTATGCTGACTCCTTTTGTTTTCTTAATTGAGCCAATACATCAACTAAAGGTGTAAAGTCATTTTCTATAAAATCCTTATCAATTATATTATAGTTGTTGTCAACTTCCATACCTTCACATACATACCATAGCCCACGTTTGAAAATATAGATCCACTCTATATCCCATTGAATGTCATTCAAATAAGAATGTAATGAATGGTATATTATTGGTGCGTCATGGTTTGCCCTATCCTCTAATGAGTCTTTTAAGGTAGGTTTAAGAGAAGATAGATAACCTTGATTGGCTATTTCTTCTGCTGTTTTTGGTGTGTCGTAATTCTCATTGAGTATTACTCCGTTATATTCAGGGTATCCGTCATAATGACAGTAAGTTACTACAACTTCCCCATTTGGTCGCTCATAAGCGATATTACTTCTCGTTCCCATATTTACTCCTATATATTTATGGTTAATAAAGTGCAAAGGTAGAACGATTCGGCCTTTTCTAATTAGTAATTCGCCATTCAGAATTACCCTTTACACTCTTTAATGTTACTATATGTATCCATAATGTCAATAGTTTTAGTAAACAAAATGTATCTAATTAATATAATAGAATGGATATATATGCAGGGATTTTGAGGATTAATCGCATCTGTCCCCTCTCTCGTCCACTCTCTCCACAAAAAAGCTAGGCACAAATAGGCTACAGTCGGGCTATCTGTCGGGTTGTCGGGTCAATCGGGTCGGGTCGGGCTAGGAAACCTATACACATAATATAACACAGATATACACCAGGTAACACATACCAGGCTGGAGGCTGCCTGGGAACTTTTGCTGGTCGTCTGGCACACTAAAAACATCTTTTAATAAAGAGTTGCAATTTGTATCCACTATGCTATATTAGAACTTCAAATTAACTTTATAGGAGAAGTAATATGATTAGAAAATTTGAACAAGAAGCCATAGTCAATCAGATTATGGAGGGCATAAGCGAGAAAGCTGATAGCCAAATAGAAAAAGCTAAGAAGTCTGCTGACTACAAAGCATTACTTAAAATGACTGACAAGCTACAGAAACTAAAAGAGCAAAGAGATGCTCTTTCAAGGACACTCAATAAAGAAGAACTAGCAGTAAACCAAGCTATACATGATTACAACGCCATGAGTGAAAATGGTGTTTATTGTTTGCGAGGATTAGAAACTTACAATACTGACTATGACTTAAATTGGGTTAAAAAAGATTGGCAAGTTAAAAGCCAAGTAGCTGACAAGTTAGCAATAGCATTGTTAGAGCCAAATGCACAGACAAGAGTCAAAGATATTATCATGGCTATTGTTAATGAGGTAGCTAAATAATGTGCGTTCAAAGATGTCCCAAGTGCAACGAAGATGATTTACATTATCTAGGGGATAACTGCACAGGAGAAATAGAAGATTGGGGTTGTCCAAAGTGTGATACTTGTTATGAAGTTGATGTGGATATAAACAGACACTTTGACACTATGCGAGAGGTGGTTGTATGACTTTTAGATAATTTACTGACAAGCCCGACCTAGTGTCGGGTTTTTTTATGTCGGGAGTCGGGGTGTCGGGTTTTCGGTCTAGCATAGCTAGAGACACAGATATTACAGACACAAAGTCCTATACCCGGGAGGATCTGGCTGGCAGCCTGACCAGGAGAAGAAAGATGAATAAACTGTTGACATTTTGTATCCAATAGTTAATAATGGAAAGACTAAATAGTGCATTGTTTATCTGACAGGTAGGGAGTAATCACAACACAGGTAGCAAAAGCTACATACCCAAAGAGGCACAGATAGGTTCCGCGAGTATAAACAACCACATAACCAAGCCCGTTCAGTCGGGCTTTTTTATAGTCGGGTGTCGGGGTTTCGTTCTTCGGTTCAGAGGCAGTAGCAACACAATCTTTTAGATCCACAATACCAGGGATGCCAGATCCACGGCCGCGATCCAGGTAGATGTGCAGGGTGTTGACA